GGCAACGGTGATGTTTCTTTGGATCCCAAAGACGCAAAAAAGTACAACGCAAAAAACTGGCTGGAGTTCATCGTTACGATCTTGCAGCTTGTCATCAAACTGCTTGGCAACAAGAAATTGAAGTATCAGCAAATTCATTAATTAAAATCTCAATCAAATGAAAAAATCTGCATTCTTTACCCTTGACTGGAAAGACCTGGTTAAGGGCTTCATCACCGCCGTTATCGGCGCGCTGCTTACGCTTGTTTATCAGGCCATCCAGGAAGGTACTATTGCCTGGACATGGGTATACTGGCAACCTGTTTTGATCACCTCGATCGGGGCCGGTATTGCGTATCTGCTGAAAAATCTGTTTACCAATTCCGGTGATCAATTCGCTAAAACAGAATGATATGACGCTAAGGGAAAAACAAAGTACTTTCATTCTCAACGTGGCCAAACTAATTATTTGGGCAAATGAGAGAGGCTATGCACTAACAGGCGGTGAACTTTTGCGAACGCCGGAACAGCAGGAAATCTATATTAAGACCGGCAAAAGTAAAACGAATAATAGCCGGCATTTACAGAAGTTAGCCATTGACTTAAATCTTTTCATCGGCGGTATTTACCGAACCGATAAAGAAAGTTATAAGCCGCTTGCTGATTACTGGAAGAGTCTTCATCCTGACAATGTAGCTGGATATGACTGGGACTGGGATGCAAATCATTTTGAGATGAAGCCATAACCCCGCCCGTGATAGGATTGCGGGCCCCCGCCTGGTTACGATCAGGCGGTCTTTTATTTTTATCCTGTCTAAATAAGCCTTACCTCTTGACAAGCGGGCGAAAATAACTTATCTTTGCTTTGTCTTTTCATAATAAAAGTTTTTTGGTTAATAATTGGACGGTTGAGTTTGGCAGGGGGTGGTGCCCCTGCCTTTTTTTTTGTCAACATTTGCCGAAACCGCGCTGCCTTATATTATCTTTGCATTGTGTGTTTGAGGATGCTTCCCGGCATCCGGCCCTTACTCAACGGTAAGGGCTTATTTATTTAGACACAATACATATTAGGTGTATCTATTGACAAAACATAATAAATATATTAGTTTTGTGAAAAAAACACACAAAGAATGGATTTATTTCTCGCGAGCAATAAAGTAAAAAAAGTTGGCATATATATACCTAAACCATATACAGGGAGACGTACGTACTCTGAGGAAGATTTGCCATTTGGCTTAAAGAGTATAATATCGCAGATTGATTTAAGCCAATTTTCAATCGGATATGCTAATATAAGTAATTATAACGAGTATGATTACCTATTATATAGCGTTAATGATTATAGCGATTACTTGATATTAATTAGAGATTTTTATAAAAAAAACATTAAGCCGAAAGTCATACTTGGCGGGGCTGACATGATGAATCCTAAATTAATAAGGGATATTGCTGATATTATCGTTTTTGGGCGAGGGGAAGATCAAGTTAATGATATACTAAATGGCATATATGACAATAATATATGGGTAAGGGATAACGATTATGAGTTAAAGAATAAATATAAAATTCGGCAGCCGGTGAAATTACTAAAGGTAGGGGGACAGCAGGAAAATAATGTCGGTTGCCAATATAAATGTAAATTTTGTCAATATGGCAATAAATTTCCATTGTTTATTAAGCGTAATGGGTACAGTTCTGGCATGAGTGATCATACCGGCAATAGAGAAGTCATGTTCCGCGATGTAGTTTGGAAAAATGCGAAGTCGAAATTAACCACAAGTATTGACGGGTCGACAGAACATACCCGCAAAATGGTCGGCAAGCCGCTAAAAAATGATGAAATTATATATGTGATAAAAGGGGCCTATGAATTAGATTACAAACATCCCCTGGTACTAAACATATATAACATAATTGGTTTCCCGTGGGAGACACAACAGGATGCTGAATTAACGGAAATATTATCGTGGATAAAGGACAGCGACAATATTAATGACAGAAACATTATATGGCTACTGTTTAAATTTCAACATTTCATACCTATGCCATATACTCCACTTAGGCTTGAAGCTCTGAACAAAATAAATTATAGGGAGATTGTAATGGCTAAATATGGCGATACAATATACAAAGGGAAAAACATACATGCAAAAATACACTACGCTTTTCCATCTCCAATATACGCGGCAAAGAGGACGATAATTAATAGAGCTGATGAGATTGATGATATGATACTGAAATTGTCATACGGTAAAAAATATGACATAAATCAATTAATGGATCATTATTTACTGGAAAAAATAAATGAATCTCAAATTGATTATTTTATTTAGACCGCTTATAAATTACACATATCTCCAAAAATAATTGCCAAAAAACTTGACTTGCTATGTTAATTGTATTACCTTTGATACATCAAACACAACAAAAAACAACCACGATGAAAACCTACACAATCACAATGAAAAACGGCGAAGTTTACACCGGAAAGTCAAACGGGAAAATCTATAATGGTAAAGTTTATGTAAATCGCCCTGATGGCGGATACATTACTATTGTAAAATTAAGCGGAGAAGTTATTGAAAGCTTCAGGAAAGAATTTATACTTGATGTCAGTGAAATTAAATCTGTAAAATCATTATAACCATGAAAACAACGATCAAAATTAGTGGCCAAATTCAAGGCAATTTCAGACTGTTAATTCACCTTCAGCGCGATGCTGAGAAGGTTGAGCATTTTTTTACCGATCACATCCTGACTTTCCGCACCAAGCGGGAAGCGGTAAAGGCGTTGCGCGAGGCAAACAAAAGGCTGCGAAGCTTGGAGCCTGATTTTTACCGGGAAGGGGTGCGGTACTTTCCAGGATGGCAACTGTTATACGATGCGAGCAAAGCGGAAATAATTTAGACCCGCTCTAAATTACGTCAACCTCTTGACATTTGAAAATAAAGTATTATCTTTGATGCAAATTAAATTAACTATGAGCACAACAAAAATTAATGAAGTCGAGATCAACGGCGTGGTCTACGTGCCAAAATCTCAAACAAACGCACCGGCGAAAGGTGATGAATATCCTATCTACATGGTGCGCACCCACTCGGCCGGGGTGTTTTACGGCGAACTAAAACGCCGTGAAGGTAAGGAGGTAATCCTTACAAATGCGCGCCGCGTATGGTACTGGAGTGGAGCGGCATCCCTTTCGCAGCTTGCACAAAGCGGAACGACCAAGCCGATGGAGTGCAAGTTTCCTGAGCCTGTCGATGAGGTAATTCTTCTGGAAGCCATTGAGCTGATCCCGGTAACGGGGATAGCACTTGAAACTCTCAACGCCGTGCCGATATGGAGACTGTAGAAGATTACTACGGCTCCGGCTCCGGCTCCGGCTACGGCTCCGGCGACGGCTCCGGCTCCGGCTACGGCGACGGCTCCGGCTACGGCTACGGCGACGGCGACGGCTCCGGCTACGGCTCCGGCGACGGCTCCGGCTCCGGCTACGGCTCCGGCGACGGCTCCGGCTACGGCGACGGCGACGGCTCCGGCTACGGCTACGGCTCCGGCGACGGCTCCGGCTCCGGCTCCGGCTCCGGCTACGGCTCCGGCTACGGCTCCGGCTACGGCGACGGCTAAGAATGAAAGATTCCGGTCCCTGGGTTATTGGGGGTCGATTCCCCAGCCGGAACAAAATCGCTACAAATAAACAGCCATGATCATCATGAAAATCACCGCACATGCAGCCTATCACCTGGCAGAAATGAAAGAGATAAGCATTGAAAAGGCTAAGACTATAATTGACAGTTATAACGCCGGGGTCAGGAAACTGACCACATCCGGCATTGAATACAGCAAGATATGAGGATATTAATAGCTTGTGAGGAAAGTCAAATTGTATGTAAGGCATTCCGGGCGAAAGGCCATGAGGCATACAGTTGCGATGTACTGCTTTGCAGCGGAGGCCATCCTGAATGGCATATTCAGGACGATGTTTTGAAGCATTTAGACGACGGCTGGGATATGATGATAGCGCACCCGCCATGTACACATCTGGCAGTAAGTGGCGCGCGGTGGTTTAAAGAAAAGAGAAAGGAGCAGGCTGATGCACTTGAATTTGTCAAGCAGTTATTAAACGCTCCTATTGATAAAATTGCGCTTGAAAATCCGGTAAGCATTATAAGCAGCCAGATAAGAAAACCGGATCAGATTATCCAACCGTGGCAGTTTGGACACGGAGAAACAAAAGCCACTTGTTTATGGTTGAAAGGTTTATCAAAATTAATACCTACAAATATAGTTGAAGGCCGGGAAGGTAGGATTTGGAAGATGGCTCATGGCCCTGACCGTGCAAAATTAAGAAGCAAAACATTTCCAGGAATTGCGGAAGCTATGGCAACTCAATGGGGTTAAAAAATAACTATATGAAAATCAAATCACACAATCTATTACTGCTGCCCTGGGTGAACGTGGCGGCGTTGGAGCGGGCGGCGGGTATAACGCCGCGGACTCTCCAGGCTTATAAAGAGGGCCGGCGTGGTATCAGCCGGAACTCTTACTCTAAGCTGTCGATCTATTTGAAAAAGCAAGGGATAATATTGGAACCATAAAATAACCGACTATGGATTACAACGAATTTTTGTTACAGAAATCTCAGTTAAATGGTAATTACGGTTTTGATCCTATTTACATGCCTGATTATCTTTTTGACTTTCAGAAGCATTTAGTTGAATGGAGTTTAAGGAAAGGCCGGGGGGCAATGTTTGCGGATACAGGTTTGGGCAAAACAATTATGCAGCTTGTTTGGGCTGAAAATGTAGTAAGAAAAACGGGTAAAAAAGTTTTAATCCTTACCCCTTTGGCGGTTTCCCATCAGACAATAAAAGAGGGTGAACGTTTTGGGATAGATATAAAGCGAAGCCGGGACGGTCAGCCAAAGGCTGACATTACAGTAACCAATCTAAGAACAAATTAAGCAAAACCGTTTTACCTTTGTCAAAACAAACAACGCCATGAATTATAATGAATTCCTTTTGAGTAAAAAGTTATCTGTTAAATCATTTGGATATGATATTGACAGGGACGAAATCAATCCAATGCTATTTGAGTTTCAAAAAGACATCGTAAAATGGGCTATAAAAAAAGGACGGTGCGCTGTCTTTGCGGATACTGGATTGGGTAAAACATTAATGCAGCTCGAATGGGCGCGGATTTTGAATGTTAATACTTTAATCTTTGCACCGTTATCCGTTTCCAGGCAGACAATAAGAGAGGGTAAAAAGATCAATGTAAATGTAACTTACATCCGTAATCAGGATGAAATTACAGAAGGTATATTTATTACCAATTACGAAAACATTGAAAACTTTACAGATGCTAAAATCGGTGCTATTATTCTGGATGAAAGCTCAATTCTTAAATCTATTGACGGTGCAACCAGACGAAAGTTAATCAAATATTTCAAGCCGGTAAAATATAAATTATGTTGCACTGCCACGCCATCCCCAAATGATTATACTGAATTAGGCAACCATTCTGAATTTCTGGGTGTATGTTCAACGGCTGAAATGCTCAGTACATTTTTTGTAAACGGTAATAAAACCAGTGAAATCGTTACTGATTCTAAAATTGTAATCCGTGTAAAACATTCAAATAAACACGGTACTGAATGGAGGTTGCGATACCATGCTCAAAAGGATTATTTCCGTTGGTTAAGTTCTTGGGCAATGGCTATCCGTAAGCCTTCAGATTTGAATTATGAAGACGACGGATTTATTTTACCTGCATTAAAAATAGAACCCATTATAGTTGATTCCGATTACGTTCCTGATGATGAATTATTCTTCACTGGATTGAAAGGATTAGGGCAACGGGCAAGCATCAGAAGGCAAACAAGCGACGCTAAAATAGAGCAGATTAAAAAGCTTACTGATAATGGTGAACAGTGGTTAATCTGGTGCGGGCTTGACCATGAAAGTAAGTTAGCGAAAACAAATATCCCTGATTCAGTTGAAGTAAAAGGATCTGATTTGCCTGAATTTAAAGCAAAGTCATTTGAAGATTTCCAGGACGGTAAATCCAGAATATTAATTACGAAGCCTAAAATCGGCGGGTTCGGGATGAACTTCCAGAACTGTCATAACGTAATATTTTACGGCCTGAATGATAGCTGGGAAACGTTTTACCAGTGCATCCGGCGTTGTTATCGGTTCGGGCAAAAATACCCTGTCAACGTTTTTATAATCATTTCTGACATTGAAACACAAATATATGAGAATATAAATAAGAAGGCTGAAATGGCCGAAAGAATGATGAACGGATTAATTCACGAAGTTAAAACATACGAAATGGAAGAACTTGGTAAAGATGTAGAAAAGATAGATTTGAATTACGAAACAAAGGAATTTAAATCTGAAAAGTTTGAAGCTTATTTGGCTGACTCCTGCGAAAAGCTGAAGGAAATCAAAGATGACAGTATTGATTTAACGGTTTATTCGCCGCCTTTTGCAGACCTTTATACCTATTCAGCAAGTGAGAGGGATTTAGGTAACTCTAAAGATTGGATTGAATTCTTTGAACATTATCTTTTTATCATTAAAGAAGTTTACCGTGTAACTAAGCCCGGCCATGTGAGCTGTGTGCATACATCTGACATACCAGCGATGCAGATGAAGGATGGATATATCGGAGTTCGGGACTTTCCAGGGGCTGTTATAGAGGCTCATTGTAAGGCTGGATGGACGTTTTACGGGCGGGCTATCGTTACTAAGAATCCACAGGCTCAGGCGATTAGGACAAAGGCAAAGGGATTATTATTTACTCAATTAAGAAAAGACTCAATGGATAGCCGCCCGGCCCTGCTCGATCATATCCTTATTTTTAAAAAGCCTGGTGAAAATCTCAATCCAGTTAAGCCGGTTGAAAATGGCGAGATTGATAATGAAATGTGGATTGATTGGGCCGGTGGGATTTGGACGGGAATACATGAAAGTGATACCCTGCAATATACAACCGCACGGGATAAGGATGATGAAAAACACATTTGCCCGCTTCAGCTCGGTACGATTGAAAGGTGCATAAAGTTATACACTAATCCCGGCGACCTTATATTAACTCCATTTGGCGGCATTGGATCGGAAGGTTATCAGGCTGTCAAATTTGGAAGGCGTGCTATTTTGATTGAGCTGAAGCCGTCCTACTTTCGTATATTAGTTGACAATATGCGGAACATTGAAAATGAAACAAATAAACCGGATTTATTCTCAAACATATGAAAACACAATCTGAAATTATTGCAGACATAATCCAGGAACGGATTAACCAGGAGTCAAAATGGGGCGTTCAAAACCAATCTCCTATTGAGTGGTGCGCTATTCTTATGGAGGAGGTCTGAGAGATGGCCAAAGAGGCGCACGAGTTTCACTTTAAAAAGTATGCTGTTGCAGTGGCAATGTTAGAAAGTTTACATCGAAATGAGTTAAAAACCCCTTGACAAAGTGAGATAAATATCGTATATTTGTTGCCGAATCTAATTCTTTTCATTGTGCGAAATACGAACTTAACATACGCCCTGAGTAGCAGACTGCCCGATCGCACCGGGAAGATTCCGGTTTGCGAAAGGGGCGTTAATGTTTTGGTATGAAAGATACATTTTATTTTCCGCATGATTATAACGCAAGGAATGACCTTAAAATGCAGGCCTTAATTGATGAATGTGGAGCCGCCGGGTATGGTATATTTTGGGCAATAATTGAAATAATGCACGAAGAGGATGACCATGAATTACTGATGAATAGTACAATATGCAGGGCAATTGCTAAACAAATGGCAACAAGTGTTGAACAAATAGAAACAGTAGTTAAAAGTTGTTTATCAGTTGAACTATTTATCGAAGGTGGAAACGGCAAAATTTATTCTGAGAGGGTGCAAAGGAATATAGATAAACGTATTGAATTGTCAGAAAAGAGATCGAAGGCTGGGAAAATCAGTGCTAAAGTTAGGGAAAATGCAGCAAGTGTTAAACAAGCGTTAACAAGTGTTGAACAAAATCCAACAAAGGAAAGGAAAGGAAAGGAAAGGAAAGAAAGTAAATTAAAGGAAAGTAAATTAATTATTGGCGACAAGTCGCCGTATTTTAAAAAATGTACTGATATTTATTTTCAATTTTACGAAAAGCAGGTAGGGTTAAAGCCAGCCTTTCCATCCGCTGAAGGAAAACACTTGAAAGAACTGATCGCTAAACTCGAAAATTCAATAAAAAATAAGGGCGGCGAAATTTCAGAAAAATCAGTATCGGAGGCGTTCGCCACTTTGCTAAACAAGTTGCCAAAATTTTATAAGGACAAGATTGACATTAAAATTATTAATTCTAAATACGATGGAATCATTGCAGAGATCAGAACAAAGAGCGGTGCAGTTGCAAAAAACCAAATGCAGGACATCCTTGAGCAGCGTAAGCGTGAGCGAGAGGCAGCTGCTGCAGGCGGTTAAAACG